TATATTTCTTTATATTACTATATTTCTTATCATAGAATTTGTCAAACCTATTTTCATAAGTTATTTTATCAAATTGATTCAACGCCCTACTAACAGAATATTTATATATATCACCATTGTGGCATGCTATCAATCCATATTTATATCTTCTCTTGTATGCCAACATTAAATCGCTAAAACTTGGCAATGTGCTTTCAGGATGGTTGTGTATTGCTATTATTGTATCTGGTAAACTGTTACGTAACATCTTAAGCATTCTTTTTGACGCTTTTACCTCTTTTTCCTTATTAAAATCTGTCCTACTTAACACCTCCATAGTATTAGGATTTATAAAGATTAAGTCCTCAAAATGTGTTCCGCTTCTATGTTCAAGTGCTTTTCTACACTCTTTTTTTGCAACTCTTGTAACTTCATTATTCTCGTTCAAGTTCCCGAATTTTTTATCGTAATCATTCGAATATATGATCTTCCTATTAATTTGAGTTTTGCGTTCTATCCCTTTATATCCGCGTTCATTTTCAACAAATTTCAACTCCCACTCTTTATAAGTCATATCATCCGGCACATAATAGATATCTCCATTCTCATCTCTCGCTGCTCTTTCAGCATTTTTGTTCCACTCATCATTAAAGTATGGAACGGTGGTTGTACGACAATTCACATGAAACGGTGGAGCATTTAGCCCAATCTCCCTTTCAGACATTTTAAAAACTTTACCGTCCATATCCTGGCAAATTTCTGAAGTATGAGAATCCAAAGTTGCTACAATCTCATATTCTTCTACATCTAATTCTTTAAAGCAATCTTCCTGTGCTCTACTTGCAAATGCGGCAGATTCAGTCATCACAAGCCTTCCTGCTGCTGTCTTTGAAACATCAAGTTTCTTTGACATGGCATTTATTATCTTGCTAGGATCTTTACCAAGAATTATACCTTGAGTAAGAGTCGTGTTTAATTCATTAATCAGCTTTTGCTTATTGCTCCAAACACGGTCCGAAAAGTTTTTGCCGTCAGGTGCCCAAGGTCTATTTAATATTTTATCAACAAGCGTTTGATTAAATGCAGCAAGAGTATAACCAACCTCCATACCTTTTTGAATTTCAAAAGCAGTGTGTAAATATCCGGCGCTGTACACGGACCTCATAGCTTTATCTATTCCGTCCAGTTGATTTCCAAATACAACTTCAAGCTGTTGTTGCAATTGAAGTTGTAAGGCCTCTAACCTGCTTATATGTGCCCTTGCAGAAGCATTTTCAAGCTGCTTCATCCACTTACCGTCAATAGCATTTTGCTGGCCATACTTAATGTACTCATTAACATCCCACTTGAGTTCTGCAAGTTCTCCTGATGTTAACAGCCTTCTTGCTTCCTGCATGGTAATTCCATTATTCACAGCGAATCTTTGATACCACACTGAAATCTGACTTTCAATCTCTCTTTGTGCTTTTCTATACTGCCCTTCAATCTCTCTATATGTTACAGCTCCCTTGTCATGACAAATCTTCTCTATTTGTTCAAATCTGTCCTTCCAGTAATCAGCTGTCTTCATCCTTCTTCTCCGTATCCTTTGCGTTGCCTATAGGCTCTTTATCCTCATTAAAAGGATCATAGTTTATTTCTGTAGCCTCTTTTTCTTCCGCAAGCTTGTCAAGTTCATCCTGTGCATTTTTAACCCATGGATGGTTTCTAACGATGGTTTCAGTACTTATAATACCTGTAGACTGTTGAGCAATCTGTGCAGTTTCCTGGTCATTCTGAACCTTTGTTCTTGCCCACGTTTGCAACACTACATCATCTTTTATCGGAATTTTTAATACTCTGCAGATACACCTTATAAATCGCCCAAACGAAGGCCTGAATTCCGTTTCAAGCAATCCCGATTTTAATTCCAATAGAGCATATAAAAACTGCAGTGCCACACCTGAACTATTTCCAAAATTTTGAGGATCCGGGTCAATACCCATTCCCTGCTCGAATATACACTTTCGTGTTGTAGTTAAAAGCTTTTCTCTTGCATCTACCGGCAAATCAATAGTTAATGTTGACACGCCCGAACCGTCGCCTTGCTCATTGTCTACTTTTATAGTCTTGTAATACTTTAAGTCTGACAGGAATTCATTCAAATCTGTACCGCCGTAATTTGTCAGTACGAATATTACTTCCTGAATATCTTCAAGGTCATTTACAAATCCACTGAATATCTTGCAATAAACATCAATTAAGGGCTTTATGTTCTTCAAGTCGTCTGTGTGCACATTGTTGTTATCGAATGCAAAGAACGGCACTTCTCCCAAATCATGTGAGTATTCGTTTGATACCTCGCTTATTCCGTTGATTTCTACAAAGAACTTAGGATACGTCTCTAAATTATCCTTTACCGTTCCTCCTGCAATAACTCTATATGCTGCACATTCTTTATCATTCCAAAGCTCATAAACATCAAACTCATTTCCATCATCATCTATTTCATGATAGACCCTTAAAACACCAAGTAGCTTTCTATCTAAAGACTTTGACCAAATCGGCTGTATTTGCTCTGAAGGCACTACCGCATACCTATAATTTCCGTCATCTGCAGACTTCCATACATGAATCCACCCTGTTTTTTTGTTGGAAGCCTCAATGCATAAATCCTTGCATATCTTAGGGTACTTATCACTCAAAAAGGCACTCAAAGCCTTATTAGAGTTTTCTGCTCCGATATCAAATACCGGAGGCTCTGTAAAGAGATAAGATGCTTTTTGATTTACAAGTAATCCGTGAAAATTAAAAGGAATACGATTATCCGCATTCCTCATAGGTTGCTCTATATCTCTTGTAACAAATTCTCCATTTCTGTCTTTTTCAGCTCTTTCCTGCTTCTTTTTAGGTTCAGACAAAATATCTGTTTCATTTTTATAGTACTTTTCAGCCCTTAATGCCTCAGCTTGATACTTCGCATGAACATCTGCATATGAAAGTATTAGTTTTTTTACAATTTCTAATTCCACAATCAATTTCCTCACTTCATGATAGATAAGCCTGAAGGCTTTCTAATAATCGTATAACCAAAGTATCTTACTGCATCCATTGCATGGTCAAATACCTTCACGGGTTTATCTTCGCCTCTATCTGCCGCTTTTTCATCCCAAACATAAGACGCAAATTCCTTTAAAGTCATTTCGCACTCTGTACTAATCTTCACTTTTAAATCCTGTAGAAGGGAAGCAAAGAATCTAATTCCATCAAGTACATCATTATTGGCTTTTTTCACTCTATACCCCCTCTTCTTTAGCTCTGCTATAAAAGATGCAGCGGATGGATCCACAACAATTCTTTGTAATTTGATACCGTTAAGCCATCCTTCTAAGTCATCTGCATACTCTGTATCAGTTTTTTGTATATCGCTGTCTCTACCTGAATAATAGTACTCTTTAATGCAATACCAAATGCCATCAAAACCTTTTCCCCACAACAGGAAAACTGTAGCATTTTGAGTACCATAGTCACATGATACATAATAACTGTTCGGCTGTACCGGCGGAATCTCTTCGGGCTTCGCTGTGTGTTTCTCGTGGTCGAACATATCATATATAAGGCCTTCAGCCATTACCCAAAGCCCTAAGATGTATCTCTTAAAGAAAACTCCAAAATACATGTTCTTGTATCTGGTTTTAATACGCTCTGACAAAGACGGATTATCATCCATGGTAAAATGAAGATGTAACAAGTTCTTTTCCACAATCTTATCCAGCCACTTAACTTTAAACCAATGATAAGGCGAACCGGGGTTGCAGTTAAACCAAAACTTTGAACCGTCAACAGAACAACGGCCTGTAGCCTGATTGACAAACGATTCAGGCATCAAGGCAACCTCATCAAAAAAAGCTCCTGCAGCAGTTATACCCTGCACTAAGTCCTGTGATGCTTCATCTTTACCACCGAAGACAAAGTAATCATTCTCTCTGCCATTTTTGCTAATAGTTAAATAATTCTCTGAACGGTGGTCCTGTACAAAATATCCCAAAGTTGCAAGCATCTTTTTAAGTGGTCCAATAACATTTCTTCTGCAAGAACCTACCGTCTTACCTGCTATTATGAAATTTTCGCCATCAAAGCATTCCATTGACCAAGCAATATAGGCCATTGACATACTCATTGTCTTTCCGGATCTAATTGCTCCATCAGCTATAATTCCATCATGCTCTTTGATTTTATCGGCAATCCACCATGTCTGAACTTTTAATTGCTTTTTAGATGGTGGGACAAACTTAAAAGGTTTATTTTTCTTAACTGCTTTTTTCATCATCCCACACCTTATCTGCTAATCCCTTCAAGGCATCAACATATGAGCTGTCAGTTTCTTCAGGACTGCTTGTCACAGTCTTTGCTTTCAATTCCGCAATACGTGCCTTTTGTTCCTGTTTGTCCAGTGTCGTTTTATTCTGCCCAAGTAAATCACGGATTTCTTTAAAGGCTGAAACTGCATTCTTATTACCCGGATCCGCTGCAATATCTATCAAAGACTTAATCATCATCTCAGATATATCTCCCGTAATCATGCCCTCAGCAATCTTTCGCAAGTCCGCTTTTCTTCTCCTTGCAACTCCTGAAGCTTTACCGCCTTTTCTGCCACTTTCTCTTGCTTCGTCCTCGCTTCGCTCACTAAACGGTATTAAGTTATCCTGCCCATTTGCCACTCACCTCACCTTCCCATCTGTCTAATTCGGCAACAAAAAAGAAGGCTTTCACCTTCATACTCTAAATTTATTTAACTTTTCCACATTCCTCTTCACATATGAAAAAAGACAGCCACACTTGACTGCCTTTTAACGAAAAATACGTAACTTAGAGGTTCATTACAACGATTTATCCTCAAACTGAGAGCGGTAAAATGCCCACCCGCTCTCATACCCAAAAGGAGGATCTTATGAAAAAGTATACTTGCTAAACTTTTCACGTATACAGTATATCACGCTTCCAACTTTATTTTCTTAATTTTTATTCACTTTTCTTCACTTTTTCTCACTAAATACTTTATCAAACTCTTTCAGCCCTCTTGCATGTAGATTGTGTATTGTACCCAATGAGTAATGCATGGTCTCAGCTATCATTTCGAATGTCATATCGGATATATATCGCATAGATAGAACTGCTTTATACCTCTCATTATCTAACTTATTTATAAACCCCCTTGCCTCTTCTACTAATTCGACAAGCTTTTTAATATCTGCAGTAATCTCTTTCTCTAGATCCACACTATCCACTATTGCATTCTCTGCTCCACCACCTGTGCCACCTTGCACCTTCTCTGATAAACTCACGCTGACTTTTTCAGCCAATGATATAAGTCTTTCCTTCTCAAGCTCTTTGGCTTTTATAAGGCAATCAAGTGTCTTCAATTGTCTTAGATACTCTTTAGCTGTCATTGTCACTGCTCCCATCACACTCCTTTAATTTCATCTTTCAAAATCTCTGCAACTTCCTTTACCGAAGTAACAACATATGCCCTACCTCCGGATTCATTTATCCGGTCAATTGTTTCTTTCTGAATCTTACTAAGCTTCCCAATAAATGGACGCTTAACCTCAAATCCATAATATTCCCCCCTTATTATACAGGTTATATCAGGAATACCACTTGTTGAGTAAGGACCGGCTGCTTCTTTCCACACAGCAGCCCCCGGAATATTTTTATTAATCCAGTCCATTATCTGCTTTTGGAAATGCGATTCTTTTGGCATATTCTCCCTAATGTAAACTTCAGCTTCATACCTGGTCTTCATTTTGTACCTTTGCATTATGTAATCCTTAAGCTCATCATAAGAGTTGAACTTTGTATAATCTAATTTACCACGAGTATGATATGCTCTGTGTATCGCAATATCGGCGGTTGGATCCTTATATCCTTCTCTGTTTCCCATGTTCTCTCCTCATATTAGTATCATAGTCTTGAAATATTTTACATTCATAACAACTTTTAGATTTTTCAATACATTCTTTTTTTAATAACACACATGTCCAAGGCAAATACCGGCTATCATCTTCCTTGACTTCTTCTCTAAGCGTTGCCAATGCTTCCATCATACTCATTGCTCCACCTCCTCTAAGTACTTGCTGTAAATTTCATTGATTCCCTCTTTGACAGCTTTAGTTAATTCAACCACTTTATCTACATC